GACAAGAAGTTCCGTTATATGGAATTGGTAGTTTGGTTGTATTCAGCGGACTTGATGAAGGATTATTAAATCGCGCAGGTCGCACAATTAGAGCTGCATTAGAATTAGAAAAAGCGGCTGAATTATACGCCAAAGAGCCAGTTCCTACAATGGTGTTAAAGTCAAATGGCACAAATTTAACTGCAGAGCGAATTACTAGATTACTGGAATCATGGAAAGCAAGTAGAGCAACAAGATCAACCGCATTTATAAATGCAGATGTTGAATTACAAGCATTAGGCTTTGATCCTGCAAAATTACAATTAAATGAAGCTCGTCAATACTTGGCTCTAGAAATTGCAAGGGCTGCTGGCATTCCTGCATCATTTGTGTCTGCTGAAACAACAAGCATGACTTATAGCAATATGACAGCCGAAAGAAAAGCACTTATTGACTTTTCATTGCGCACAGTTATTACACCAATTGAACAAAGATTATCAATGGCTGATTTTGTGCCAAATGGTGTCGAAGTTAGATTTGATATTGATGATTTCTTGCGTGGTTCAGCATTAGAGCGAGCGCAAGTTTATGAAATACTAAACAGAATCGGTGCGATGAGCATTGAGCAAATACAAGAGGAGGAGGACTTGATCCGATGAGTAAAAAACTAGAGATCAACTTTCCAATAACACTTACCGCTGCCGATAATCGCAAGCGTACAATGTCTGGCACAATTGTTAGTTGGAATGAAAAAGGAATAACAAGTGCTGGCGCAACAGTATTTGAAAAAGACAGCATTGACTTTAGCAAGCCAGTCAAATTGTTATTAGAGCATGATCGCACACGACCAATTGGCAAATTAGTAGACATTACAGCTGATGATGACGGCATTCAGGCAACATTTAAGGTTGCCGGAACAATTGCTGGCGATGATTCATTATTAGAAGCAGCTGAAGGATTACGCGATGGATTTAGCGTTGGTGTAGTTGTTGATGACTGGGATACCAACAAAGGCGTAATGCAAATTAAAGCATCAAGGCTCATGGAGGTCAGTTTGGTCGCTGATCCTGCCATTCAATCTGCTCGCGTTAGCGAAATAGCTGCAAGTAAGCAACCAGAAAATTCCGAAGCAACCGCTGAGGAGCAAACAACAAATCAGGAGGAAAAAGTGTCTGACACTAACTCAGAAGCTCCTATCGCCACCGAAGCGGTAGAAGCTGCAAAATCTGAGCCTGTGGCAGTATCAGCAACTCAACCAGTTGCTTATACAAAGCCACGCTCACCAATCAATTCACAAGCTCGTTATTTAGAGCACTCAATAAAAGCATCAATGGGCAATCTTGATTCTGCTCAATATGTTGCTCATGCAAAAGCAGAAGCTGCAAAAACATTAAATTTCGCAGATGACAGCTTTTCCACTAATTCTGCATTCAAGCCAATCCAATATGTTTCAACTGTTGTTGATACATCAATTGGAAATCGTGCTGCAATCGATGCAATTGGATCACGCAGACTGCCAAATGCAGGAATGCAGGTTTCAGTTCCAAAAATTACAACATCCGGATCAGTTGCAGAAACAGCTGAGGCTGGTGCTCCAAGCGAAACAGGAATTGTTTCAAGCTATGTTGATTTAACTGTTAAAAAGTATGCTGGATTACAACGCTATTCTGTTGAGTTGTTTGATCGTGCTGATCCATCATTCTATGATGCAATGCTAGAAAACATGCGCCGTGCTTATGCAGGTGCAAGTGAGGCTGCTGTAATTGCAGCTCTTACTTCTGGTGGAACTGCTGCAACAGCACAAGATGCAACTGTTGATGGAATTGTTGCTTATGTTAAGACAGAAGCCCCAGCTGCTTACCTTGCAACAGGTGAGTTAGCAACACGCTACATCGCAGGAACCGGACAATGGGGCTTTTTAATTGGCGCACAGGATTCAACTGATCGTCCAATTTTCTCAGCATCACAGCCACAAAATGCTGCTGGTTCAGCTTCAACACAAAGCCTTCGCGGAAATGTATTAGGTCTTGATCTATATGTTTCAAACAAGGCTGTTTCAACAGTAATCGATGAGTCTGCATTTATTGTAGTTCCATCAGCTGTTGCAATTTACGAATCACCAACACTACAACTTTCAACAAATGTTGTCACAAGTGGTGAGATTGAAACAATGCTTTACGGATACCTAGCTTGTGGCGTTCTAGTCGCAGGCGGAGTTCGCCGCTTCAACTTAACCTAATAGGTCATGCCTGAGGTTGCTCCCGATCTCAGGCAGCTATAAATGGGAGTTAAGAGAGGACGACATGCCAACGATTATTACTGCCAGTCAGTTAAGAAGTGTGCTTGGTGTGTCGTCTGCTCTTTATGATGACACTTATCTAAATGGCATCATAGACACAGCAGAAAACACTATTCTGCCAATGCTAGTTACATTCAAAAGCCCAGTTCAAAAAGTGTCGCTGACTGACAATTTCGCAACTTTTACTACACTTGGCATCCATGAATTTACCGAAGGACAATCAGTCGTCATCGCAGGATGCGGAAGTCCTTACAACGGAACAAGAACTGTACTTAATACAAACCTTACTGCAACTACCTTCGAAGCTAGTATCACAAATGCCGATGTCGATGAGGCAAATGTTATACCAAGCGGAACTGCAACCCTTTCTACAGCATCAACTTATGTTGGAAACAAAAGTGTTGAATCAGCTGTCTATGTTGTATCAGTCGAAGTTTTCCAATCCAGAGTTGCAGCAGGAGGACAAATAGAAGGCGTTGATTTTACTGCAACGCCGTTTCGTATGGGCAGATCGCTTTTTAATAGATGCGTGGGGCTATTAGGCCCTTATCTTGATGTTGAAAGCATGTGTCAATAATGCCAGCATCAACAATTCTTTCATCAGTTCGCACACCACTTGCCACAGCTCTAGGATCTGTTGCTGGCAATGTTTATTCTTTTGTTCCCGAAGCAGTAATTCCACCGGCAGTGGTAGTTGTGCCAGATAGCCCTTATTTAGAATTAAACACAATCAATGATGACACGATTCATGCAAAAATAAATTTTACAATTTCAGTTGCAGTTGCATACAACAGCAATCCTGCATCGCTTGACAATATAGAGCAGTTAATAATGAGTGTTCTGGCAGTTATTCCAACCGGATACATTGTCAGCTCGGTCGAAAGACCAACAGTTACCACAGTTGGAGCGAGTACGCTGCTAATTGCAGATGTTCGAGTATCTACCTACTACACCCAAACCGCATAAGGAGAAATAATGGCAACCACAGTAATTACCGGTCGCGATATTTCGTTGTCTTTCACAGGTGGAACAGACATCGAAGCCCAAGCAACCAGCGCAGTTTTAACAAAAGTCAATGAGAGACAGACTTACCAAACCCTAGATGGTGAGGCATACAAGACCACCAATTTATCTGGAACATTTGTTTTGGAAATGTTAGCCGATTGGGGCAAAGCAAACTCAGTTTGTGAAGCTCTTTGGACAGCTGCTGAATCAACACCAGATACCGCAATTACAATAACATTAACAACAGCAACAGGTGCTCAATTTGTGTTTGGAGTATTTCCAGAATTTCCAACCGCAGGTGGAGCAGGAGTTGATGCACAAACTGTAACTTTTAATTTTAGAGTTGATAAAGGTGCAGTAACAGAAACCTTCTCATAAGAAAAAGATCGGGAGCAAAAATGAAATTACCAATTACAATTGAATATAACTCAGGCGAGCAAGCAACTTATATTGCCCAACCGCCTGAGTGGGCTAAATGGGAAAAAACAACTGGCAACACCATAGGTCAAGCAAAAGACAAACTTGGAATTTGGGATTTAATGTTTTTAGCTTATAACGCACATAAGCGAGAAGCAGCAGGAAAGCCAGTCAAAGGTTTTGAAATATGGATGGAAACTGTTGCCGATGTGCAAGTCGGTGATGCAGACCCAAAAGCCATCCAGCAGGAAGCCTAAACAGATTATTGGTTGAGTTGGCACTAGCCACACAAATTCCAATGAGTGAATGGGTTAATGCAGAAGATATTTTGACAGCGATAGAAGTATTGGAGCAAAGGTATGGCAAATGAAACGATTGCTTATAATCGTAATGACATACGCGACATTCTTAAAGCTTTCAAAGTTATGGATGAGCAAGCAACAGAGGAAGCAAGAGTTCAGTCTGCTGCTTTGGCGACTTACGCAGCTGAGGAAATTAAGACAGCAGCTAGAGGTCGAACAAAATCAGGCAAGGTTGCGCAAAGAGTTGCAGATGGCGTTAGCATCAAAAAATCAAGCAAAATCGGTGAATTTAGTTACGGATTTGCCAGACAAAAGTTTTCAGGTCGTGCTACTACGCAGAGCCTATGGGGTGGTGTTGAGTTTGGTTCCAATAAATACAAACAGTTCCCAAGTTATTCGGGAAGGCAAGGTCGTGGATCTCGCGGATGGTTCATTTATCCAACCCTTCGCAGAATTCAGCCTGAACTGATTAACAAATGGGAAGCTGCATATAATCGCATATTGGATAAGTGGGCATAATGGCTAGAGATACCAGAACGCTATCGTTAAAAATTCTTGCGGATATTGATGACTTAAAAAAGAAGTTAGATGAAGCCGATGGCAAAGTTCAAAGCAATAGTCAAAAGATTGCAGATTTTGGAAAGAAGGCTGCTGCTGCATTTGCCGTAGCTGCTGCCGCTGCTGTTGCCTATGGCACTAAATTAGCCGTTGATGGGGTCAAGGCTGCAATAGAGGATGAACAGGCACAATTAAGGTTAGCCAATGCCCTAAAACAAGCCACAGGAGCCACAGAAGCCCAAATTCGCGCAACTGAGGACTTTATTCTACAGACATCTTTAGCAACAGGTGTTGCTGATGATCAATTAAGACCAGCAATGCAAAGACTTGCAGTTAGCACAAAAGATACTGGCGAAGCTCAAAAATTATTGGCACTTGCATTAGATATTAGCAAAGGATCAGGTCGAGATTTAGAAACTGTTGTATCTGCATTGGGTCGGGCGCATGATGGACAAAATACAGCTCTTAGTAGATTAGGAATTGGATTATCCGCAGCTGAACTAAAAACAATGACATTTACTGAAGTTCAACAAAGATTGGCTGATCTTTATGGTGGCGCAGCTAGCGAAAATGCTGAAACATTCCAAGGCAAAATTGATCGCTTAAAAGTAGGATTTGATGAAGCAAAAGAATCACTTGGCGTTGCATTATTGCCAGCAGTTGAGCAATTTATTACATTTCTAAATGACACAGGCATTCCAACGCTTAATGGATTTATTGCGGGATTGACTGGCGATGAAGGATTAAGCGCAGGTCTTGCTGAAACCCAAAGAGGTGCTGAATCATTTGGCAAAGCAATTGGAGTGGTTATTGGGATAGTGCAAGGATTTATAACATTTATTAGAGAAGCAATTGGTTTAGTTGTATCATTAACAAATGAATTGATTAAAGCACTTAATGTAATTCCAGGAGTTAATATCGGGTCAATTCCAAATCCTGCTCCATCCGCAGGTGGCAAAAAAGTTCCAACAGTTCCAACTCCTAAGGGTGGATCAAATTTTACTTACGGATCGGGCAATCCGCTTTATTTAACTGTTAATGCTATCGATGGCGAGGGTGCTGCTAGAGCTGTTGCATCAACCTTAAATGCTCAATCAGCTAGAAGCACAACTGCGTTAAGGGATAGATAATGACCGCTTGGTCGCCAGACTGGAAATTGACTGTCGGTGGGGTTGATTATACTGACATAACGATCGCCGATGTTCAACATCAAGCTGGTCGATCAGATATTTACCAGCAAGCCCTGCCATCATATATGCAGGTTACTTTACTGGCATTAAGCGGACAGACATTACCATTTGACATAAATGATAGTTTTAATTTACAGGTAAAAGACAGTTCCGCAGTTTATGTAACATTATTTGGTGGCGATATTACCGACATAACAGTTGAAGTTAAAGATACTGGGAGCGTTGCCACAGTTGTTCAATACACACTGTTGGCTATGGGTTCACTTGCTAAATTAACCAAAGAATTATATGCAGGTACAATTTCACAAGATGAAGATGGTAACCAAATTTATGATTTATTATCTAGCGTCTTACTTGGAACTTGGAATGATGTTCCAGCAGCCACAACATGGGCAACTTATGATGCAACTGAAACTTGGGCCAATGCATTAAATCTTGGACTTGGCGAGATTGATACTCCGGGTCTGTACACAATGGAAAACAGAACAGCAAATACAGACACGATTTATAACATAGCAAGCCTAATTGCTAACTCAGCATTTGGATATTTATATGAGGACAATGAGGGCAATATCGGTTATGCCGATGCAGACCACAGGCAAAATTATCTATTAACTAATGGTTATGTTGATTTAAGTGCTAATCATGCACTTGCTCAAGGATTAAGCACAATTACGCGATCCGGTGATATTCGTAATGATATTTATATTAATTATGGCAACAATTTTGGATCACAGAAAACTGCAACATCCGCAAGCTCAATTGCACTCTATGGTTACAAAGCCGAAAGCATAAACTCGGTGCTGCATTCAGCTGTCGATGCGCAAGCTGTGGCCGATCGTTATATTGCTCAAAGAGCCTTTCCACAACCAGCATTTCAAAGTATCACTTTTCCAATTACAAATCCAGAGATTGACAATAGTGATCGGGATAATTTACTAGGCGTATTTATGGGGCAACCGCTTAACCTGCAAAACCTACCTGACCAAATCTCAAGCGGTGAGTTTGAAGGATATGTGGAGGGCTGGTCGTGGAGCACTAGATTCAACGAATTATTTTTAACAATAAATTTATCGCCTGTGGCATATAGCCAAGTGGCGATGCGTTGGAATACCACACCAATTGTTGAGGCTTGGAACACTTTAAGCACAACTCTTACTTGGGAATACGCTACAATAGTCGCATAAGAAAAGGATAAAATGCCAACTACAACCAATTATGGCTGGACAACACCAGCAGACACCGATTTAGTTAGAGATGGTGCAAGTGCTATTCGCACACTTGGAACTGCAATTGATACAACTGTTTTTAATAACGCAGGTGCTGCAATTGCTAAAACTATTGTAGATGCTAAGGGTGACATCATTGCAGCCACTGCCGCTGATACAGTAAGTAAACTCACCGTGGGTGCAAATGACACAGTCCTTACTGCAGATAGTTCAACTGCAACTGGTTTAAAGTGGGCTACCCCTGCTGCTGGTGGAATGACTTTATTACAAACATTAACCCTTTCAGGTAATTCAGTAACATCATCAAGTTTTGCAACTACCTATAAAAAATTGGCTTGGATGTTTTACAATGTAGATATAAATGCGTTAGCAGAAATGGATATACGGGTTAATTCATTATCAACTTCTATTTATCAAAACAATTATATTGAAGGTTCTGCTTTTACTTATGGTCGTACAGGTGCGACAACCGCTATAGTTGGTTCCAATTGGGTTGGTGCTTCAGGCATAAACATTTCTGGTTATGGTGAAATCAACGACTATGGAAATACTGGAAATAATTACAAAACTGGTTTTGTTTACAATACTGCTGATGGAAATAGATGGTTTGGGCAAAATACTTTTGGAATTAGCACAGCCGCAGCAATTTCAACATTAACATTTTTTACAAGTGACCCCGCTAGAACATTTAATGGTGGAACTATCAAAATTTATGGAATAAATTAAAATGGAGGATACAAAAATGCCAATGGTTAGAATATATCAAAATGATGGCACATATATTGACCGTGAAATGAATGCTGAAGAAATAGCACAAGCGGAAATTGATTCTGCTAATTGGCAAAAACGAAAAGCCGAAGCCGAAGCAAAGGCTGCACAACGCCAAGCATTACTTGACAGACTTGGCATTACTGCCGATGAAGCAAAATTATTACTTGGCTAATGAAGCCGTATTTATCTAAAGCTGCTGAAACTTTGCGCGATCAGATAAATGATACTTTCGTGGATCGCAGCAGGAAAGCTGATGGATGGATCGGTGATCTTAAGCATCAATCAAGAAAATCCGACCATAACCCAAGACCTGACGGAGAAGTATGCGCGTTGGACATTGACGCTAGCCTTTCTGACCAACAAGGGATTAGTCATGCTTTGGCAGATCAGTTACGACTGGCAGCAAAAAAAGATAAGCGTATTTCTTACATAATCCATGCAAGCAAAATAGCTAGTGCTAGATCATTGTGGAAATTTAGAAAATATACTGGCATAAATCCCCACGATAAGCACATTCATATCTCATTTAAGCCGAATACAACTGGCGAAAAGTTTGACATCCCACTACTGAAAGGCAACTAAATGAAACTATCTAATAAACACAAAGCAGCAATTAAGTCATATTTAAGAGCTGTTGCAGCTAGTGGCGTTGCCTGTGCGCTGGCAATTGCAGCTGACCTACATCCTGCTTATGCAGCATTACTTGGTTCAATTGTGGCTCCAGTTGTTAAGGCTTTAGACCCTAACTCTGGGTTAGAGGTTGATTACGGAATAAATGCAAAATGACACCAAACGAATGGGCTGGCTTTGCCGCTGGTATCTGCGCCGTCGTAACAAGTTTATTGCTGGGTCTGCGCTTTCTTATTAAAGGTTGGCTTAACGAATTGCGACCGAATGGTGGCACTTCAATGAAGGATCAATTAAATCGACTAGAACAGCGTGTCGATGAATTATTCACAATAATATCTAAGTCATAATTTTAATCATGGCGAACACACGAAAACGCGCTAAACGAAAAAAAGTTAATCGGAGAATAGTTCGCCACACTCCTGAGCCATTAACTAAACTTGATCAGTTTTATATTGCCAAACATGAGATATTTAAGGCTGCTCGCAAAGCTGGATTTAGTGAGTCTATAGCTTTATATCTTATGGACAGCGATCACCTGCCAGATTGGATAGTAGGAGATGGCGGCATAATCCCCAGCATACCAACTCCAGATGAGGAAGAAGATTAAAGCCAACCGCCGGTATCTAGTTACGCCAGATTTACAAATACCGCTGCACCATCCTAAAGCTGTTGCCAATCTTATAAAAATGGCAAAGCATGAAAAATTTGATTATGTATTAAATGTTGGCGATGAGATGGATTTGGGCAGTCAGTCGCGTTGGGCTAAAGGGACAAAATTAGAGTTTGCTGAAACACTTGATGAGGAACGCAAATTAGGCCAAGAAATTCTTTACGATCTTGGCACTACTGACATTGTCAGATCAAATCACACAGATCGCATTTATCAGACTCTGCTCAAAGGTGCTCCATCACTTATTGGATTGCCGGAACTTGCCTACGATAAATTTATGGATTTCAGCAGCTTAGGGATCAGATTCCATAAAAGAGCTTATGAGTTTGAAAAGGGCTGGTATTTGGCACATGGCGATGAAGGCAACATGTCTAAGCATGCGGGTATAACAGGCCTTAATTTGGCTAAAAAATGGGCTAATAGCGTGGTTTGTGGGCACTCGCATAGGCAGGGTGCAGTCCGACATCAAACTGGCTTAAACGGCCGTTATTCAACGATTTGGGGCATTGAGGCTGGTCATTTAATGGACATGCGGAAGGCCAGTTATCTAAAATATAACTCGGCCGATTGGAATATGGGCTTTACAGTCCTAATTTTTGGCAAAAAAGGCCATCAAGTAGAGCTGATACCTGTTAATCATGATGGCTCATTTACATATAATAGAAGAACTTATGGGACGTGAAACCGATTATCAGCCACGCACGATTGATGACCATATCGATGACTTTGAGGATATTAGCGTTATCTAATCGTTATAAAACATTAGCCCTTAAATGGTTGCGCTGTCGGTAAATAGGTTCATACTAGACCTTAACTGAACAAGGTGTTCGGTAAAAGGGAGCACAATGACATTTGAAAACTTTGTGTATTTGAGTATCGTCATATTTTTTGGCACATTTTTTATGCTGACTTACATTAACGATCAAAAACAAACACATTACTGGCGCGGTCGCAAAGATGGCTGGGATATGCACAGGCGCATGAAAATAATGAAAAATGAGCGAGTGTTTGATTATGACAAAGACTGAGCAGCTATTTGCAGATGCAACAGCATTGGTGCATGAAAGAGGAGCACACTACGGGCATCCTTTCAGTCAGCATTCTAGGATTGCAGAATTGTGGTCTGCTTATTTACACTTTCCAATTACGCCAAATCAAGTTGCTATGTGTATGGCATTGGTCAAAATTAGCAGGTCAGTTGAAAGTCCGGAGTTGGATGATAACTACAAAGATGCGCTCGCATACATATCAATAGCAAAAACCTGTCATGAAGCTATGCAGGACAACCAATTAGATTGGCAAGCATAATGTTTAATTTAAACGATTACGAAACAGTAGAAAGTAGATTGGAAAAATGGTATGACAAATTCCCAGATTCCAGAGTGGAAACAGAACTTATCGAGGCCGCAAACACTCGATTCATTGTTTTTGCTAAATTATTCAAGACGGAAGCAGACGCAAAGCCGTGTGCGACTGGTCTTGCTTTTGAAACAATTGCGGAAAAGGGTGTTAATAGCACTTCTGCATTGGAGAATTGTGAGACTTCAGCGATCGGTCGTGCGCTCGCAAATGCTGGTTTCGCAGCTAAAGGCAAACGCGCTTCGAGAGAAGAGATGGCTAAGGTAACAAGTGCAAGCACTTTTGAAAAAAAGTTAGAGCAAAGGCGTTACGGATCAGCAGGATCAAGATCAGCAGCTGTTGAGGATGCACTTAGGGCATCATTTGAAGTTGATAATAAACAGGATGATCCGTCATTGTGGAATGTTGAACAAGCTGTTGATGCAATAGGTAAAACAACACCTAAAGAGCCACCAGTTTGCTGCGATAAGGGTCATGTATTAAAGCAAGGCATAAGCAAAGCAGGTAAGCCTTACTACGGATATGTTTGCAAAGACAAAAACACCGGACATGCAACTTGGGCAAGAATGACAAGTCAGGGCAACTGGTTCTTTGAAGGAGGTGAGTAATGGGATATGTTGCAATAATTCAAGGCACAAATATGACAGTAGAAATTGATGCTGATGGCAAACCGCGTTTGGTAAAATCAGTTATCAAATGTGCAGCTTGTGGCGATGATCGGGTATTAACAACATCTGCAAAAGGATTGTGCTACAAATGTCAGGAGATTGTTGATAAGTGAATAAGCACGCAGAGTTTAAGTGTAATGGTTGCAAGCGCAATACAGAGTTTCTGTGGCTTGATTCAATGGATATGCCAGATGGATTTAAGCTTTATCAATGTATGGATTGCGGTGCAGTTGGGGTCAAGAATGTTGTTGAAGCATTGAGCATTCCCGATTCAGCTATTTGTAGGTGCGATAAGTGTGGTGGTTGGAGATGGCAAACAAAACCCTGCCACACTTGCGCATTGATTGCGAGTAAATAATGACCGGATATGATGAGACTTGGTATGAAACCGATGACCTACGAATTATGACATGCCGTCTGACCTGCGGTTTTGTTAAGTAATTTGACAAGGCATGCTACGCTCTAGATCGC